GACCTAAATCAGAAGGCTCGCGCGATCGGCGTCGACCCGGCGGCCATGAAGAATATCTCGGAACAGTTGGGCGTCGTCGGCATCAAGAGCGACGAAGCCGAGGCGGCAATAGCGTCCGTCACGAATGCGATTGCCGGCCTGCAGCGCGAGGGCAGCAAGCTCCGCGTCGACCTCATGAGGAATGCCGGGAGCGATCCCGAATCCGTTCGCAATATGGAGCAGTACCTCGATCGCCTGACCAAGGCGAAGGGTCTCGAAGAGCAATTCAACATTATCCGCCAGGGCGGTCTCGACGTTCGGAAAAACGCCATCGCGCAAGGCGCGAGCGAGATCGAGGCGGCGAGGCGCCAGCGCGAATTCTGGGCGACGCAGGGCTACACGCCGAAGCTCGCCGAGGCGGGCGAACTCAAACCGCTTTCGGAGGACGCCCTCGCCCGTCTCCACAAAGCCGGTGAGGAGGGCGAGAAGCTCGCTACCGCATTCGGCAAGGCAATGAACAGCGCCAGCACGTTTGCGGAAATCATGCGCGACTTGACGAGCGGGCCGGTCGTTCGCGGCCTCACTACTGCATTTGAAACAATCGACAGGATCATAACGCATATCAACGAAGAGCTTGAGAAATGGGGCTGGGGAAAGGGCGGCCAGGGGCCAACGCCACCGATGCAGGGCCCGGAAAGACCGATGATAATGCCAGGGCCTATCTTTCCCGGGCCGGCGGACAAGTTCGGGCCTCCTGGCGGCAAGGGGCCGTTCGTTCCGAAGCCTATGGGATTCGAGGGCGACTTCGATTTCCGCACCATGCTCCACAAGGCGAGCTTCACGGACGACCAGAAAGAACAAGACTTATTGCGCGATAACACTGCGCAGCTCCGCGAGCTGAACTACGCGCTGCGTGACGAGGGCGTCGGCCCTGGCGGTGGCGGTGGCGGTGGGGGAGGTGGACGTTTCGGAGGGGGCAGCGGCGGTCGCTATGCCTTCGGCGGCGGTGCTGGCGGTGGCATGGGCGGCGGCGGCATGGGCGGTGGCTCTGGCGGCCTTGGCGCGGGTTCTGGCGGTGGCGGCGGCGGCGGCGGCGTTCCTGGCGGCCCTGCCGGCCCAGGTCTGCCGAGCCTACCGGCCCAGGAGGGTGACAACACCGGAACCGGACGGGGGAGCGGTGGGCGCTTCAACGTGCCGGCCGGCACCCGTCCGATCGGCAGCGCCGACAGCGAGACGATCACGCTTTCTAACGGCCAGAAGGTCACGGTCGCCAAGCGCGCGGCAGCGCAGTTTCGAGGATTTTTCAACGACATGATCGCGGCCGGCGCACCCGTGCGCGGGCTCGGCGGTGTCGGTTCGCGCGGCAATCCCTCGCAGCATCCGCCGGGCCTCGCCGTCGATTGGGCGCAGCATAGTCGGAATGTAGTCGATCGCGATGTGCAGCAGTGGATTTCTAAAAATCCCGACAAGCTGAATGAGCTTGAGCAGAAGTGGGCGATGAGCGGCGGCGAGCATTGGAAAAACCCCGACACCGGGCATTTTTCGATCGATACGCTTTTCGGCTCAAAACATCTGTCGGCGCTGCAGGACGGCAAAACGCCCGCCACGCCAAGCGCGCCGGGAAGCGCGGACAGCGGCGGCAACGAGCAGCGCAACATCCGCAATTTCATGAAGGGTCTTTCGTATCTCGAAACCAGTAATGATCCGCATCAAGCGGCACAAAGCGAAAAGGGCAATACCGGGTTCTTCCGGCAAAATGCCAATGACGCTGCCTGGGCGAAAGCTCACGGTCTCCCCGATCCTCGCTTCGGCACATACGACCAGCAAGCAGCCGCAAACTTCGCCTACATGCAAAAATATCCTGGGGCGCAGGAAGCCATCAAGCGCGGCGACTTCGCCACAGCGTCTCGCATCCTCTCGAAGAACTGGGTCGGGCTTCCCGGCGGCTCTCAGCCGCAGAGTCCGGCCCGCATGCGAGAATGGCAAAGAATATTGGCAGAGCGCGGCGCGGGCAGGCATCAAATACGCAAGGAGCGCGAAGGCAACCTATTCAATAGGGCCTCGCCCTGGGATCAGGGCGTTGTCGGGCAACCCGGGATCGATGCGTTTTCTCCCGAGGCTCAAGCACGCCGATGGATCGATAGGGCGCAATCTTCATCTACCAAGGTCGAGGGCACCGGTAAAATCAGTGTCGACGTCAATGCGCCGAAGGGGACCGGCGTGCAGGCCGAGGGCGGCGGCCTCTTTAAGGACGTCGAAATCAACCGCCAGACCCAGATGGAGCCGGCGCGCCGTGGGCCGGCAAAACAAACCGAGCTGCTCGACATATGAACCTCGACGAAACGCAGCAAAGCAGCAACATCGAAGACCGGCGCACTCTGCCCGTGGGCGGATCGAGCATGTTCGATCTGCCGTCGGCGTGGCGCGGCGACATGATGCCAGCGTCGTTCATGGGCGCACGTTTCCATTGCGAAATGAATAGCCGAGAGAGCGGGCGCCGCATCGTCGAGCATGAGTTCCCGAAAAAGGATTTGCCCTACGCCGAAGACATGGGCCGGCACGCGCGCGAGTTCACTATCCGCGGCTACTGCATCGTGTTCATGTACGACACCGACACGCCGCTATGGCAGCGCGACTACCGAGTGCCGCGCGATCTCCTGATTGCGGCGCTCGAAAAGGAAGGCCCTGGCATTCTGCAATTGCCGACGCAGCCGCCGCAGATGGTTGTCTGTCCGCGCTACCGGCTGACCGAGGAGGAACGGTTCGGCGGCTATTGCGTGTTCGACATGACGTTCCAGGAATACGGACTCGACCCGCAGCAGATCGGCACGGCCTCGACCGGCATCCTCGTTGCGGGCGCGAGCCAGACGTTGCGCGACGAAGTCATGCGCGTGTTGGCGCAGGGCGTGAAGGCTGGGCCATGAAGCGCGGCGATGCAGGCGAAGCGGCGCCGATCGTCGACCGCATGCTCGCGAGCCTCGCCGGCACGGTGCCGGCACAAGGCCGGCCGGGTTCGATTGCGCGCACCGCTATCGGCGACGCACGGGCGAACGCCTATGCGTTGTGCATCGAGGACGCGATGGGGCCGCCGCTCGATGCTTGCTTCGACCTCGCACGGCAGGCCGGCACGACCATGCAGGCGCTCGATATCGTGCGCCAGGGCGTCGAGCAGGAGATGCCGAAAACGCTCGGCGGCGTGCTGATGCAGAATGCCGGAATCCGGCTTTGCCTCGCGACCGAGGCGGCCATCATCGCCGGCATGACTTTCGTCAGCCGACAGGACGTCGACGTTATTAAGGCCCAATTGCTGCAGCCATTTCGTGACGCCGAGGAGATTGCGGCCGACGAGATGGATCAAGCGACGTTTCAGGCGCTTATCACACTCCATGGCGCGGTCACCAACCACTTGATCGCAACGGCCCGGCCGTTGCCGCGCATGCTCAACTTCGTGTTTTTCGAGCCGCTGCCGAGCCTCGTCATCGCGTACCGGCTTTACGATGACGCCTCGCGGTGCGACGAGGTCCGCGAGGAAAACAAGATCGTGCATCCGGCCTTCTGTCCGCAAGCCGGCCAAGCATTGTCGAACTAGACAAAATGCCGAAGCCGCAAGAGATTGCGATCTTAGACGTCAACGGGGTGCGGTTTCAGGATTGGGAAACGGTGTGGGTCCAGCAACGATGGGCCGATGCCTTCACTTACTTTCGTTTCACCGCAGCCGAACGCGATCCGGTGTTTCTCGGAAACGAATTTCCGTTGTGGGAGAAACTTCAATTCCGGCCCGGTGATTGGTGCAACATAATGCTTGCCGGCCAGCTCGCCGTTACTGGATGGATTGAGACGCGCCAAGTCGCCTATGACGCGAACCAGCATGGCGTCATGCTGATCGGCAAGAGCGCGACCTCGAAGGTCGCCAAGTCGAGCGTCTTCACCGAAACTGGGGAGTTCGACGGCAAGTCGTTCCAGCAAATTGCGCAAGAAGTCATCGGCAAGTATCCGGTCGGCATAAAGATCGTCGGCACGCTCGATCCGACGCCGTTCGACAAGATGCAGGCGCAGAAGGGCGAGCTGATCTGGGATTTCCTTGAACGTCTCGCGCGGGTTCGCGGCATTGTGATGGGCTCGGATCAATACGGAAATTTTTTGCTCATTGGCGACCATCAAGCGGCGATCACCGGCCAGCTTATCGAGGGGGTCAATATCAAGTCGTGCCAATGTACGATTACGCAGGAGCAGATTTACGCCGAATATCGCGTCGACGCTCAAAAGCCCGCCTCCGATGCCGATGCCGGCTCAGCCGCGAGCGAGATGACGAACACGGCCGAGACCATCATTCCGCGTATTCCTCAAAGCCTTCTCATCACACCGGCCGAGCAGCCTGTGAAGACCTTGGCCGAGTTGGCGAAGCGGGCCAGGACCGAAGCGGACTGGCACGACTACACGGAGATCTCCGCGACTGTCGTCGTGCAGGGATGGCTCAGCGACGGCGTCAACCTTTGGAATGCCGGCGACGATGTCTTTATCCGCTCGCCAATGGCGCTGCTCAATAACACGATGAAGATCCAGAATTGCACTTTCAGCCAGGACCGCAACACCGGCACCATCACGACGCTTGATCTCGTGATGCCGGGCTTGTTGCGGGACAAGCGCAACTTCAATCCGGGTCCGTGAGGAAACGACATGCACCGCGCAACACCGCTCCACACTTCGCTGCGAGCCTACTCGTCGGGCGGCGCCCGCAGCGTGGTCGACAAGGTCGACGATACCAAGTTCATGCAGGAGATGGCCGGCAACTTCATGGCTAACGAGACCCGCAAGGGGATCGAGGCGCCCCAAAACTACGGCTTCACGAGCGTCGTGTTCGATGCGGAAAAGGATGCGCTCGGCAAGATCGTCGGAAGCGCCGAAACCTTTATCGGTTTCATGGGCGGAAGCCGTTCGTTCCCCGTCAGCGGCAATATGGACGATCGGCGCCATCGCCTGTTCAAGCTCCTGGCGGGCGATACCGCGATGTTCCGCGGCCGCGGCGACAAGCAGCAATTCCACATGACGCAGGACGGCGGTTTCTGGTCGGCGCCGCAAGACAAAACGGTGCGCATGCAGTTGGTGCCGTCGGACAGCGAGAGCAATGCGACCCATCAACAAGCGGGCAGCGGCAGCGGCTCGTCGAGCAATACCGGAAGCGCGCGCGATGCTAGTGGGGGCAGCGGCGGCAGCGGGGGCACGAGCAGCCAGAGTGGCCAGCAGCAGCAAAAACGTGGCCAGGAGGCCGTCTACAAGGACGGCCAGAAGTCCTACCGCTTCGTCGATGTGACCAAGGACAAGACCCGCGTGTCGGGCGCGCAAGTGCATCACATGCTGCAGGACGGCAACACCTATCTTCACATCAATTCCGACAAGAAGGTGTATGTCGGCGCCGAGGCCGGCAAAGGATCTTTTGACTATCTCGTCACGCTGTCGGGGCCGTGCGTCAATTCGCTCGGCAAGAAAGGCTGAGCGGTGGCGTCGACCGTCCCGGATATCCGGCTCGTACAAAACGCAATCTATCCGCGCTATTCGGTCACCCTCGATTGGCGGCTCTTGCCGGACGGCACGCTCGATGATTCGCAGGCCCTCGCAACGGCTATCTGCGTTGCACTCGGAACCAACGCGATCGCGAGCGAAAATGACATACTGCCCGACCCGGATAGCACCGATCGTTGCGGCTGGTGGGGCGACCTCGACGCCGAACTGATCTGGAACGGCTGGCCGATCGGTTCGAAGCTCTGGCTTTTGCGGCGATCGAAAATCAACTCGGCTTCGTCGCGCGACGGCTCGACCCTGGTCGTGATTGAAAACTACATTCGCGACGCCATCCAGCCGTTCGTCGATCGGCGCATTTGCACGAGTTACAGCATCGTAGTGTCGCGAGTCGACAAACAACGCATCGATGCGCTGCTCACCATTTACCGCGGGCCGCTGCCAGCGATCGAGCTGCGCTACGCGGTGCTGTGGGATTCCCTGGAGTCGTAACGAATGCCCTGGTCTACACCGACGTTGCGCGACGTGCGCTCGCTCGTGCGCGATGCCGTCAACTCATCCTTGCCCGGCGCCGATGCCAATGTGCCGAACAGCATCTTGCGCGTCATGTCGGACAGTCAGGGCGCGCTCTGCCATCTCACGCTGCAATATGTCGACTGGCTCTCGCTGCAGCTCCTGCCGGATACCGCCGAGACCGAGTGGCTTGACCGGCACGGACAAATCTGGCTCGTCAATGCGGACGGCACCACGGGTCGCAAGCTTGCGACGCTCGCAACCGGTACCGCGACATTTCAAGGGCTCGTCGACGGCGCCGTGATCCCGGCAAACACGTTGCTCGACAGTGGTCTTACGCTGCCGCTCAATGCTACGTCTCACAATGCCTCGATAAGTTTCGAAACGCTTGAGGATATCACCACGTCGGCGTCAACGCTCGTCACCGGGAATATACGCGCACTCGACCCTGGCTCTTTCGGCAACCTTCCCGACGGCTCCGGGCTCGCGCTCGCGGTGCCGAACGTCGCGTCGCTGGCGACCACTTAC